CCAAACACTGAGGAGTGCTACCAATCTATGGACAGATTGTGCACTGAGGGGTGTGTTACCATCTCTGGTTGGTCGCTCAAAATGACCATCTCGCATATCTCTTCCAAATCCACCAAACCCAAATCATATGTCTCCATAGCCCAGTCTCTAAAGTCATCATCGGAAACGACGACTTTCTCATCCTTGATGGACTGGACTATGTTTGACAAATCAATGCCAGAGGTTTTGGTGTTCCAAGAGAGCTCGTCGAGTGACATCTTGCTATTGTCCTCGGAAACGTAGCGACACAAAAAGAAATCACGAAGAAACGGGACATGCCTGAACTCGTAAGCATACGACAATGCTTTGCCGGCCATGTACTGTGAGTGCGTTTGGTCCTCTTTGTAAATTGCCCTGGCGTTGAATCTTGCTATGGCCTTGCCCACCAACGGAACCATACAAGGGTTCTCGACATCAGTGATCAAGCGCTTTGACAAGAAAGTTGCACCTCCCCTCATGCGGGGCGCTTTTGGTTTCAACACCATTTTGAACCTGGAAACCGTGGCCTTCCATTCAACCAAACACATCTTCTTGTCAGTACGGGCGAGAAGATCATCACCCAAAACAAGGGCGATGGCTCGCAAATTCTGTTGTTTGCATGCAACGACAAACATGAGAATGTTGTAAACAGAATTGCGGGGTGTGGTGAATGTTGTTCCAGTAGGTAACTGGTTTTTGAGGGTGGCTTGCACACCCATTTTGAACGATCGTACCTTAAACTTATTGTTTTCCAAGTAAAGTCGTCGTAGCCACAATGGCATGTTGATCTTGCCCAGAAATCTGTCAAGGAGTACGTGTACTCCTTCTCGCTGGTGCTTGTCATTGGCGCTGTAATCGCCTTCCACTGTGTGTGGGTACTTGCCGTTGTCTTGTTCAATAAACTTGGCTAAAATGACATCTGATTTCTTGTATGCGGTGCAAAACTTGACTCCGCCAAGAATGTTGGTCTTGAGCAACGCCTCGAGGCGCTGCATCACAGCCATCATGGCGGGTCCTGTCATTGCGTTGAAAACGTCGTTCCCCGCATATATGACACGCGCTGCCCACGTGGGGTCGTTGCGCTTGAGCAGAACTTCCTTCTTAATTGACAGGTCTTTGGTTCCCAGGTAACCATAGGTTGCCTGATCGACCTGTTGCATGCCAACCCTCATACGATCCACCTTGAAAGAATCAAATTTTGATTCCCAGGTTGCTCTGTCGTCGGGGTTTTCGTCCCATGCGGGGAAGTCACACTCAATGCTATTGATCACCTCCATAGCAGCTGTCATCTCATCGTCTTCAATGTCATCTTTATGTTTGACATTACACCGCTTATTAAACGCAGCCATGAACGAATCAAAAT